GCGTTATCATCCCAACTTGCATCCATATCGTATTTAAATCCTGAAAAATCAGAAGAAGGCAAACCAGAGCCAGCGTCGTGAGCTACATCATGTTCTAAAGCAAGAGTTTGTCCATCGTATTGATTCATAGTATCTAATAAATTTGTATCACCTGAAAATGCTGTAAATGATTCATTGTTAAAAGCATTAACCGTTTCTGTTCCAGTAAAAAAATCCATCGTATCTTCGTAAGGTAATACTAAGCCTCCATAATTCCCCCCTTCATTAAAAAGTACGCTAGACATCATTGAAATATAATTATTATTAGCAACATTGCTAGTAAGATATGGGGTAAGGACATCATATTCTTCGTCAGGAGATATATTTGCAAAAGTAGCGCTTGTTTCTAATTGTGTTATATTTGGGCCAGCATGATTAACTTGAGATAAAATAAAATTATTAGTATTTTGATTGTAATAATATCTATACATATTTTTATCTATAAATTTTGAATCTGTGAAAAATATACCATCATTGGTATTAACCATTCTATAATTAGTTCTCCCAGGAGAAGAAACAGAAAGAAAATTATTATTTTCATATATATTGTTTTGTTTATTATATCTTAATAGATTTAAACTTGTATTATTTCCGTTATAATTATGATAAAATATTAAATGACCTCGCTTATTTGATTGAATAACATCAACATCAACATCTTCTTGCTCTCCGTATTCATCCATTTCAACAAGGTCTATAAAATCTACTATTATATTTCCTACTCCAGATTGATTTGCTCCACCCCATTTACCAGTTTCAAATGAAACATTCCAATCAGAACCTCCAGAATTATTTGGTATTGAAAAAACTTTTTTATACTCTCTTATACCTTTAGCGGAAGGATTAAGTCCACTTGAAGCAATATAAGGAGAATCATTGACACTTCCTTCGCTTTCATTGCCCCAAGAATTAGGAAATTTAAAAAAGGGAAAAACTCCTGCATTCCCTTGTGATTCGCAATAATGAAGTTCTAACATTTTTTTTCTCATATTAAAACCTGCAAAATATGCAAATTCATCATCTCCATTGTTAGTTACTCCGACTTCAATTCTTATTGATGTGCATCCTACTGGAGTAGTAAATTCCAACGGAGAAGGAACTTCGTTTTCTTCTGTTGCATTAAAATGTCTCCAAGAAGAAGTATTGCCAGCATCCCAAGATGCTCCTGAAACTACTGCGCTTCCGCTAACATTATAAATTCTTATTCCCACCGATTGAGTAGCAGTGCCAGTATTATAAAAAGCATCAAGTAAATAAGTAGTATTAGCTACCACAGTAATATTATTTGATTTTATGTATTGTTTAGTAGTAAATGGAGTAGCTGTTGTTCCTGCTCCACCTGTAACTTTTAATACATAGCCATTTGTCATATTACCGCTTGTATTAGTAGTTCCAAAAAAAGAATTATATGTTTTATGGTCAGCTGAGCTTCCAACTGGGACGCTTGCATCTATTTGGTCTAATACTAAGCCTTGGTCGTTATCACTTGCTGTCCATGAGCCGTCTCCATTTGATGCGCTTGACCAAGTTAAAGCATCAGGGTCATCTGTTATAGCAAAACCCCCCGAACCGTCACTATTTTCAAAAGCATTTGACAAATTATCATTAAGAAGAGCAGTTTGCGTTGCATCAGATGTTGATGTAAATCCTAAATCTGGATAATAATATAATGATTGATTGTCGTTATATATTCTTAATCTTGGAGGAATATTAGAACCTAAATAATACCAAGGTTTTTCTGATACACATCTTATAGTGAGTGTATATGTATGGTTTTCTTTAAGTGTTAAATTTTGAAAAGATAAGCTTCCATGATTATAATTACCTTTTGCTGAATAAGTAAGATAATTGATAGCCATACCTCCAGAAACTCCAATTGGAGAATATCCATTACCGTTTGTAACTAGTTGATTAAATCCCCAAGTTCCATCTCCACTAGAAGATGTTACTCCCCAAGCATTATTTGAACCATCTGATGGTTCTAAAGCTGAATTAAAATTAACATCTGAAGAAACATAATCGGTTTTAAATGTATATAATCCCTCCCCTGGAATAGGAAATTCCTCGCTATAATCACTAAAACCTAAATCTATATTTTCTTTTATTTCAAGAGCTCCAGATACTCTGATAATGCCTTTTTCATCTACAACTGCATTATCGAGTACCTGAAATTCGTTTTCTTCTAAATCTCTTGGGTCAGAGTAAGAATTTAGGCCTCCCGAATAATCTTTTATTTGTAAGACCTTTTTTGGCATTATTTTCCTTTTATTTTATCAACGATAGGTTTTAATACCATATCCCAAATTAAATCATCTTTTTTTGATGGAGATAGTTTTATTGCTTTTTCAGCTACATATAATGCTAATAAAAACCATTCCCAATTACTTGTTATAAATGACATCATTTGCTTTCTCCTTTGTTATTTAATTTTTTTGCTTTATTGCCACATGTGCAACAAATAAATTCTTTTGGAGGGTGACTATTATTTTCAAGAATTTTTATTCTTTTTGTTAAATCTTTTACAGCTATATCAAGTTCGTTTTCTTCTTCAATATATTTGCGCATTCTTTTCATTTCTCTATTTTTCATTACTTTTTTAAGAATAATGTCAATAGCTTTTTTTGCTATCATACCCTGTATCATTTAATCCTCCTTACCATAAATTAGCAATATACCGCATATAAACACGAACCAAAATCCAGACCAAAACGCAATATACTCCTCCAATTATAATCTCCATTATTCCCATGGTTCATTATCATCTAATTTAAAATTAAACATATTATTCATTAATAAACTTATACATAAAAAAATCATTATTAATATTCCTATTACACTTAATAAGATTTTAAACCATGTCATTTTTGTTTAAAAAACTTAGCATAAAATGTCATCAATGCTATTACTATACCAAAGCTTAATGATATAAACGTCAGAATAGGGTTTAAAACGTCTAAAATGCCTATTAAAGTCGATAAAAAACTTGAGCCTATACCTATCTCTGGGTTGCCACCTAAAACCTTCAATGTGTCCTTCATTTATTCTCCTCGCAATCATCCCATTTTTTCAAGTCAAGCATTGGTAAAGGCTTTTCTATCACATGGTCTTTTAATTTATCATTTTGTATGGCAACCTTATTTCCACCTTTGACATAAGGCTTTCCATTTACACAACCTATTTCATATACAAATAGAATTGTTTTCCATAACCCTACTCTTACTACTCTTGCGGGTCTTCCATCAAAATGTATTACATCATCTGTATTTAAATCATCACCCGCAAAAACTTTAACAGCCTCTATTGCTGTTTCTATTGTATTTCTACCTAATATGAAAATAAAAGCAACAATTGCCATCCAGCCGTATTCGCCTATCAAACTTTCTATTGCTTCTTTTTCCATTTAATTCCATTTCAATTATTTACACACTTGCTATAATCATTTCTAAATCACACGAACCAGTATCTGCGTCTGCTTGAATGTTTGTTAAGCTTCCAAAATTAGCACTAGAAGCAGCATCAGCATCTTGAGTTGCATTAAATACAGCTGTCATTCCATTAGCATTATCGCCATTTAAAACAAATGATTGGCCTGCATCAAGTTTAATAGCCACCTCATCATTATCTTGATTTCTAAAAGTTAATGTAATGAAGTTTGTGCCATCTCTATTAGTAAATCTTATATATCTAACATCAGCAGCAACATAATGCCCAGCTGAAGCAACAGCCGCACTAAATGTAGCTACTACACATTCAGCAGTCGTAATAGTTAAAATTCTTTTCACTATTTCATTAATACTTGCAAATGTCTTAATAGTTGTTCCGCCAAATTGTTGCCCATTAAGCGTTATATCTTCAGTATGTGTTACTGTTAATGTCGCCATTTATTTCTCCTATTTATTGCCATCAAGTAGTTTACCCCATAAAGAAGTTCTACCATTTATTATTTCTACTACTTCTACTTTAAAATCTCCGTTTGCAAACCAATCAACAACTGCAAAAGCATGATTCCAATTATGAAGATTGCCTCTCAACCATTTATTCTTATCAGAACTCATATCTTTTAAACATCCCATACTCCAAGCACTTTGAGTTCCTCCTAAACCTGTATCGGTAAACCTTTGTAAATCGTGAGTATGTCCATACATTATGTTTTCTTTATAACAAGATAAATGTTTTTTAGCATGATGTATTGGTACATAATCTCCATGTGTAAAATTTAATTTGCCTATTTTTAGCTTTTTAGTTGATATATATTCCCAATACTTATATCCTCTTTCTTTTAACTTTAAAGCTTTTTTAGTTACATATTCAGGAAGGTATGGATGTTTTACTACAAACTTATCAAGCCATACTTCGTGATTTCCTTGAATAAAATGTCTTTCTTTGCATTTTGCTTTATTTAGGGATTTATCTATTACATCCATATATTTGTTTACTACCTTTACTTCTTTATTTAACATAGGTATTAAAACTTCTAATGGTGGTTTTTCCCTATCTCTCCAATAATGACTGCTAAATAATTCCCATTCTCCCGTATCTCCTAAATCAATATATATATTAGGTTTTACAAGTTCAATTGCTTGACATACTACATTTATTGCTTTTTTATCATGCAATGGAAAATGTTTATCAGGTGTCACTATTGCTCTATCAACGATACCTCTAGTTAATTTCGCCATGGTTACCTCGGTTTATTTCAAAAAACTACTTCTTGTCTTTTTTAGACTTTTCCTCTTGCATTGAGGTTAAAACTTCTATTGCTCCTTGAAGCTTTACAAACAACTCTTTTGCCTTCTCTTGTTGTTGTTTTAGACCCTCAATCTTCTCTTTATAATCACTCATTGTTTTCCTTACATTTTAGTCACACTTAATGTGCGTACTCCGCTTTTTCTTAATGGATATTGCCTCATCATTTTATCATACATTCCTTTAAAATATTGAGCTTTTTGCAAATCTCCAGCATCTTCAAACATTCTTCCTTTAACATAACAAAGAACCGCAGGATGCAACCCTGAATCAAGTCCTGCATCTGTTTTTAAATCTTCACTTTGTGCATCAATTGTTCCATATTTTGATTTATATGTAATTCTTATTCCAGCAGATACATCACTTCCTTGATATGTGTCGTATTTTTCTTTAGTTCTTTCTCCTGAGCTAACAGTAGTGTCTTCGCATACGATTGCAAGTCTTTGGTCGTCATTATACCATGCAAAATAACTATTTGGGTATGTTCTTTTATTTACTGCCATAATTCTCCTAAGTTAATGAATCATCTCCAGCATCAGTATCAGACCAACTGCTTGACGTGTCATCTGTGTCGCCTCTTAATATTTTATGAGGGTCTGCTAATTTTGGTATCATTACATATCTATCATTTGTATCTTTAATTTCAACTCTATCTATTTCTATTACATCGTCATGAAGAGTATACCATCTATCATATCCTATTAAATTAGTTGTTTTAGATACAGTATTATTTTTTTTATTTGAAGCAATATCATCCAATGCATCATTAATTAATTGAAACATATATTGTTCTTGTTGCCTTCCAAACATTTTTTCAATTTGTTCTATTATATGTTTTGCTGTCATTATTGTTTTCCTCCTTGTTGAGGTATAGTACTACCCGTTTGTAATGCCAATATTCCTTCTTGATATTGAGCTTTAAGAACACTAATCATTGGAGTGTATAACTCAACGTCTTCTTCAAAATTTAATTTATATTGTACTGCGCTTATTGCTGCTCTTAATGGAACTAAATATTCAGCTTCATCTGGAAAATTGTCAATAGTAGTGTGAGAATGGTCAACAGTAGGGTATCCTACATGATACACAATTGCAGTTTGATTTTCAGTTGGAGTTGGTATTACATTTAATATTGCTGCATCACCTGAACTTAAAATCCAATATACAGGGTCGGTTGCACTTGCTTTATATAAACTATTTGAATCATTTGACAATTCTCCATACGCCGATGGAACTTTTCTACATGGGATTCTACTTCCTCCAGAGTCGGCAGAAAGTCTATTTACATATAGAACTTCTCCCCCTAATGTGTCTAAGTCTATAGTTGTAGCAGAATGATTTAATGTAGTTTCAGTTGTGCATTTTTCTTTCAATAAAGGAGGCAATATACTAATAACTTCTTTAGCAGCATCATTTAACCATTGGTTTGCTAAAGTAGTATAATCATCACCTTCTTCGCTTGCGCTATCTAAATTTGCATCAAATCCTGTGAAAGAGTTTATTTGTACTCCAAAATTCCAAGCCATTATCTACTATTCCTATTTGCAATATCTGCGTCCATTGTTGTTTGACTAAATTCAACTTGAGTTTGCCCACTCCAAGTACTTCTCATATTTACATGATTTGAAGTTTTAAAGTTTTGTCCAAATATATGTCCACACTTACATTCGCTAGATACTTTCATATCTATATCAACGCATTCTTCGCAATTTTTACACCAATAAGTTCTCATTACTTCTTGCCTTTTTTAGATTTAGCTAATTCTCTCATTTTACTTTTTGCTTTTATAAAATTTGTAGCTTTTTCAATCTTTTTATTTACTTTTCCACCTTTTTTATACATTCCAATTGAACTATATCCAGTTTTACCACCACCTGCATACATTTTCTCTTGCCTCATCGCTCCATCTGTTTTTCCGTTTGGAGCATAGCTAAGTTCCCAATTTGGGTCTGACTCTGCAATTTGAGAAGCTCTTTGAGTTCCTTTAGGCGTATAAGGTTGTTGTGAAACTACTTCGCCTGTTGTTTTATCTTTTACTGTTGGCATTATTTTTTTCCTTTTCTTTTTCTAGCATCAAAACTTGGAGGTAATTTACCATGATTGTTGATATATTCCAAATAAGGCTCAGTCGATTTATTGACTGATTTTTTTTTGATAATGTATTCACCGCCTTCAACTTCAATTGGTATTCCACCTTGTGCATGTGACTTGCCTTTTAACATTCCGCCTTTTTCTGCTTTTTTGTTATGTCCCCAACCTTTTTTACTTAAACTTAAATGTTCTTCGTATGTGTTAGCTTTTTTAGATTTACCGCCCTCTTTCATAATGTCTAATGTTTTAGGATAACCTTTTTCTCCCTTTTTAGCAGGAGCTTCTCCTCTTTTACGCTTTGCATGGATGTTAGCCCAAAGGCCTTTTTTCTTAGCCATCATTATAAGTAATAAGCTATTACAGAACCGCTATCTAATTCAATAGAAGCAAATTGTCCAAAAATTGTACCACTTGCTGGTATTTTAAAAGTAGCTGGAACTGTTCCCGAAAGCCAACTAACATCACACTCAGATGTATCAACAACAGAATCCTCTAATGCTGTTATTGCAACAAATGGCCCAGTAATTTCATCTGTACCATCTATTATTATTGCTCCATTTTGTCCTAATTGGTGATTTTGCGCTTCCGCTACTGTAAAATTATGTATTCCTTTTGCCATATTCTCCTCCTACCCTAAGCACTGGCTGTGCGTGAATGGGTTGTTAAAATTTATATTGTCTTTTAGTAGATTCGGGAGTTGCCCTTTATACGACAACCCCCATAGTTCTACAAAACTATTAATCCTTATTGTTTCGGATTATCCAAATGGTGTTGCGACACTACCTGAGCCAGTTAATCTAGCCTCAACTTGCCACATTTTATCACTTATTCCAGTAAGTTCAACCACGCCTGATAAGCCTGTTGTGCTACCGTCTAAAGTAATAACATCATCATCAGTTTCGTCAGCTGCAAAAACTTTATGTTCTGCTTGGTCTCCGTTAGCAGTATCCTCTATTAAAGCATACCCTGAAAATAATGTAGTAGTTGCATCAGCTGTAATAGTATGGTTATTACTTGTTACTGCCCCAAAAACTATCTTGATTCTATCTCCAACGTTTGGCGCAGGTAAAGTAACAGCACAACCATCTGCGTCACTAACTAGATAGCAAAATCCATCAGCTGCTGTAAAAGCTGCAGTTTTAGCTGAAAA